GCAGAAGCGTTATTTGTTGCAAATGAGCAATCAATAATGAGAAACCTTGTCAGAAACTACACTATTGTAGGTGGTGGTAAGTCAGTAGAAGTACCGATTTATTCAGCAGTATCAGCATCAGCAGTAGCCGAAGCAACAGATTTAAGTAATACAGCAGTAAACCCAAGTTCAGTTACTATAACAGCATCTGAAGTTGGAATTATGACAACACTAACAGACTTAGCAAGAAATTCAGCATCAAGAAATGTTGCAGGAGATATTGGTAGATTGTTTGGTGAAGCTATAGCTAAAAAAATAGATGCAGATTTGTGTGCTTTATTTACTGGCTTTTCTACCGAAAAAGGTGGTGGAGCAGGAAATGAGTTAACAATTCAAGACCTATTTGAAGCAGGTACAGAGTTAAGAACAAACAATGCACCTCAAACTTACTATGGTGTATTCCACCCAAAGCAAATCTTTAATGTTAAAAAAGCATTAACAAATACATTTGCAGGTTCAGCTAATATTCCAGACTTAGGTAATGATGCTTTAAGAAATGGTTTTGTCGGACAAATCGCAGGAATACAAATATTTGAAAGTTCAAATGTTTCTGTAGATGGTTCTGATGACTCTATTGGTGGTGTATTCTCTCAAGATGCTTTAGGTTTAGCTATGATGCAAGACCTCAAGATTGAATCACAAAGAGATGCTTCATTAAGAGCAGATGAAATCGTAGCCACAGCAGTTTATGGAGTTGCAGAACTTCACGACAGCTATGGTGTTAAGTTAACAGCAGATAGCTTAGCGAACTAATTTAACTAGGGTGGGAAACCACCCTTTTTATCTAAGGATTTGTATTATGGAAATGATTAAATTAGTTAATGGTAAAGGCGATATAATCGAAAGAAAGAAGATTGATTACACCCCTAATATCAAAATTTGGGAACAGCGAGGTTGGAAACCTTATGTTGAGCCAAAGCCAGAGCCAACACCAGAGCCAATAGTAGATAATGAGTGGCAACCAGAAGTAAAGAAAAAATCTAAAAAAAAGGGTAAGTAAATGGCTACATCTGAATTTGCAGTTGCTAATACCGATTTACAAAAGATACAACCAGATATATTAGGTTTTGGTATTACCGATTTTGCAGACCAATTACAATTTGCTGAAAATGACGTTTTAAGACGAGTTCGTGAAGAATGGTGGGAAAGATATAGGCATCAAGTCAGATATAAGGATATTACCAAAGTAACATCAGTTGAAATGACTAATAGCAAGCTAACAAACTCACAATGGACACAATCAGTAGTTTATTTAGCTTTATGGAAATATGCTTATCCAATCCTAACTAAATGGAAAGACCCAGATACTGGCGAGGGCAAAGACACATTCCAAGTTCAAATAGACTTCTATAGAGATAGATATGAAGAAGAATTCCAAGCTATCCTAAGAGATGGTGTTGAATATGATGAAGATGGTGATAGTTCAGTAAGCGATAGTGAAAAAGAATCATTACATCAGTTAAGGTTAGTTAGATAATGACAGTTGATGTAAAAGTTAACGTAAATTCTATAGAAATAACTAATCTATTAAAGAAAATTAGTAGAAAACAAAAGGCAGTAATAACTAAATCACTTAATAGAGTTTCAAACATGGCTATATTGATGATTACAAAGCGAACACAAGCAGGAAAGCTACCAGATGGGGGTAATATGAGGTCATATGCTCCATCTACTGTGAGAAGCCGAAAAAAGCGAGGTAGACAAACTGGTTTTGTAGATTTAACAGATACTGGTAAAATGTTTAGAAGTTTAGACTTTAAAACTGGTGGTTTAAAAAGCACATTATTCTTTGCTAATAAGGAAAGAGAAAAGATTGCAAGTTATCACGATAGTTTTGGAGTAGGCAAAAGAAATACAAAAAGACCTTTTTTTGCTATAGGTAACAAAGAAGAAGATAAAATAATTAAAGAATTTCAAAATTTTTATTTTAAAGAAATGAAATTATGAGCAAAAGAGAAAACATAGCTAGTGATATAATCACAAAACTTGATGCTGTAACAAGTCCTATTGAGTTTAAAAAGATTACTAGAGAACCTTTTGAAGTTGAAGAATTAAGTGATGCCCAGTTTCCTGCAATGTTTATTCAAAGTGGTGATGAAACAAGGGAAGTATTAAGCATAGGCGATACTGGAGCAGGAACATATCGAGGTACAATAGATTTTTTAATAGTTGCTTTTGGTAAAGGCACAACAACAAATATAGATACTGTTAGAAATCAAATTATAGAAGTTGTTGAAGAAACTTTAGATAATGATATAACTAGAAATGGTAATGCGATAGATACCCAAATAATAGAAGCATCATCAGATGAGGGAACTATTTATCCTTATGGTGGTGTAAGAATAACAGCAAGGGTTATTTATGAATTTACTAGAGGGAGTGCATAATGGCTAAAAATGTTACTATGAAAAAAGGCGAAACTATTATAAAATGTTCAGAAGACCATGTAGAGCATTTTAAAAAAAATGGGTTTACTATAGGAAATGAAAAAGCAGTTGTTAAAAAAACTGAAAAAATAAAAGAAACTAATGAAGCTAACGATAAGGAGTTATAAATGGCTACACATCATGGAAAAGAGGGTGTTGTTACTATAGGTAGTGATACACTAGGTAATGCAACTGGATTTACTGTAGATACTACACAAGACGTTGTAGAAGATACACCTTTAGGAAATTCAATGAAATCCTATATAGTTGGTAGAGGTACTTATACAGCAAGTATCGATATGAACTTTGATGAAACAGATACAGCACAAACTAATCTAGTACAAGGTGCAGAACTTACATTTGCATTTTTACCAGAGGGTAATGCTTCTGGAGATAGAAAGTTCTCTGGAACTGGTATTGTAACTGGAATGTCAGTAGGTGTTACATTAGATGGTGTTACAACTAGAACTGTATCAGTACAAGGCAATGGTGGTCTTACTATCGGTACTGTGTAAATGACAGAACAAAAAATTGATTATTTTGATGGTATTAGAGACCATTTCAGTACCCTTGACACTCAAATAATTGAAGTACCAGAATGGGATTTAGTAGGCGATAAAGCTATATTTTGTAAGCCTTTCAATATGCTTGAAAAACAAAAGATTTTTAAAGGTGCTAGTGGCACAGATTTAATTGTTTTGATTGATGTTATTATTGAAAAGGCATTAACAAAAGATGGTAATAAAATGTTTAATGGAAGTCATGTTCTAGCTTTTAAAACTAAAGCTGATACTAATGTTATTGCAGATGTTGCCACAAAGATTATGGGAACTGGAAACACAGATATTGAAGATAATAAAAAAAACTTAGAAATAATGTAGAATTACACAATATTTTTGGGTTAGCAGAAAAACTACACAAGACAGTTTCCGAAATCTTGCAAATGTCAGTAGATGAGTTTAATATGTGGTTAGCATACTTTCAAATTCAAAGTGATGAACGAGAAAGACAAGAACGACTAGCAAAGGCTCAAAGATAGTGGCAACAAAACAAGTAAATATAGACATTATAGCCAAAGACAAGACCAGACAAGCTATGAGGTCAGCAACTGGTGCTGTTGATAAGCTAAAAGGTGCAGTCTTTAACCTTAGAAATGCTTTTATAGGTTTAGGTGCAGGTTTAGTTGCTAAAAGTTTCCTAGATACTGGTAGAGAAGTAGAAAATCTAAGGGTTAGGTTTAAATTTTTATTTAGTGATGCTAGAGAGGGTGAAAAAGCCTTTAAAGGTCTAGTTAAATTCGCAGGTCAAGTTCCATTTAGTTTGCAGGAAATACAAAGAGGTTCAGCAAACCTTGCAGTTGTTTCTAAAAATGCAGACGAACTCAACAATTTATTAAAAATTACTGGTGATATTGCTAGTGCATCTGGGTTAGATTTTGCAACTACAGCAGAACAAATTCAAAGAACATTTTCTAGTGGTATTAATTCAGCAGATTTATTTAGAGAAAGAGGTGTTAAGGCATTATTAGGTTTTGAAGCAGGTGTTAAGATTAGTGCAGAAGAATCAAGAAAACATATATTAACAGCTTTCAAAGATGGAACATTATCAGTAGTTGGTGCTAGTGATGAAATGGCTAAAACATTTGATGGTGTTATGTCAATGATAGGTGATAAGTTTCTTGGGTTTAAAATGACC